GCTCGCCTTGAGGGCCAGTTGCGCCAGTTTCGCCCTGTGGGCCTTGTAATCCTTGAGGGCCTTGTGGGCCTGTTTCGCCCTGCGCACCAGTGTCGCCTTTTTCGCCTTTATCTCCTTTGTCGCCCTTGTCCCCTTTGTCGCCTTTGATGCCTTGTAGGCCGCGTTCGCCACGAGGGCCTTGTTCGCCTTGCTCTCCTTGTGGGCCTCTGTCGCCTCTGTCGCCTTTTTCGCCCTGGATGCCCTGCTCGCCGCGCTCTCCTTTTTCGCCTTTGTCGCCTTTCTCCCCTTTAGGGCCTTGTTCGCCGTTGAGGATGTCTGCCGTCGTGGTTCCGTCGCGATCAGTGATGCTGATAGTTGCGCCTGTTTCGGTCTGGGTCACGGTTGCGATAGGGCTTACGCCGTCGATGCCATGAAGAACTGAGAGTTCAGGGCGAGCATCTACTTGTTGCTCTATTCCACTCTGGGAGATTTCAATGTGTTGCTCGCGTGATTCTTGATTGATGTCTATTCTTCGCTCACGCATCTTAGACCTCGTTGATATGCCAAGTTGATTCTTCTGTTAGGGTGAACTTGCCCTTTACGATGGTTTGAACGGCATCATTATCAATAACTTCTATATCGTAGACATACTCTCCGTATGGCAAGTTGTCCGTCTCGAATGATTGGATAGTGAAGTGCCAATAGCCATCTTCATCCATCGTCATGTCACTTTTGGTCTTTTGGATAAGTGGGCGTCTATCCGTCCATCTTGCCTTGACCGTAAAATAGAGAGCCTGCGGTTCGGTTGTGATGGCTGTTCCTTCCGAGTCTTTGCGTTGGAAGTTGTAGCCGACGGTGTCTCCCCTTGTTTGTTTTAACTGTGAGCCCATCTTAAACATCCTTTCCGAAGTTCTGAACGATAGTGATGTAGCCACTAGATGCTAGACCGACTACTGCGCCAATCAGAGGGTTAACTCCGAGTGGTAAAGCGGTGAGTGCTCCTGCTACTCCTGCTCCGACAATAATCGCTACGGAGCGCCAATCTCTATCGAAAAGACGTTTAATGAGTTCTACGACACCTGCCACCATGCCGAGCATAACGACTGCAACAACAGGTTCGAGATTAAATATTTCCATACACCTCCTTAATTATTTCGCCATCTAAGCCCCCTAAATCGCTTTCTGAGCGACTTTTGGGGCGAAGATGGTTGATTGCTCGTTTTGTTTGTTAAAGTTGATTTAAAGTTTTCTTGCTTATAAAGTTAGCCCTTAAAGCCGTACTCTTTGAGCTTGGCGTAAGTCTTCGGGCCACAGCAACCGTCTGGGTAAAGACCTACAGCCTTCTGGAAGCCGATTATCGAAGCCCGCAGATATTTACCGTAGACGTTGCCTAGTGCTTTTTTAGATGTGTACTTAGGGAACACTGCTCTCATGAAGCTAGCGAGTTGCCCCACACGACTATCTACATCACCAAAGCACCAATATCCTTTGGATGGTAGGAATGATCTACCAGCGGTCTTTTTGACTACTCTCACTCCGTCCATCATTTCATCCCAACCGAAGCAAGCCCAGGTTGGTTTAGCAACTTTCTTGCCATCTGAGTACCAAGTACCATGGTCGTAGACTACGACATGCTCATACTTGGATGTGGTGTCAAAATAGACTGGCACTGAACAGTTAGTTGGTAACTCACTTAGGGGATGTACCGTACCGTTCTTCTTGCCAGCCTCCATCGCAGCTTTGGCTGATGCGTACTTGCCGGTATAGATTCTGTACCCTACACGACAGTTCTTGAGGCACCATCCCTTAGCTGTGCCCATCTCTTTAGGATAGAAAGCTAATACTTGTTCATAACTTGCCATTATGACCTCCTTATTTGGTTTCAACATAACCAAGGAGGGGGAGTTTGTCAGAATCGGTGGGGGGGAGCTTGGACTTTATGCTTTGCTGTGCTATAATTAAGCCAGCGTTGATTGGAAGCCTGCGGTTTGAAAAATAACCGCAGTTTTCTTTTTTACCAATTATTAGATATTGGGCAGATATTGTCGGCCTCTAGCTCCTCATAGTCGGAGCGGAGACGGTTAGACTTTTGGTGGTTGCACCGAGCGTGGGTGAGCTGGAGATTATCTATATCGTATGGAGCACCCCCACGACTGACTGGGAGAATATGATCCACTTGGAGACTCATAGGGTTGGTGGATGGGAGAGAAAAGTCGATAGGGTTGCCACAAAGAGCGCAGATAGGGTCTTTTGAGGCAATAGCCCTCTTTCTTACCTGTTGCCAGACCTTATCGTCCATCACTGAACCATCTGGAAGAACTCTGTTTCCCATTAAGCTACCCTCGTTAGGTTTACTGTGCCCTCTCCGAGATATTGGAGAGTGAGATAAGTGTCGTAGTCGTTGACATGACCGCCAGTGATGCGCCACTCGAAGACACCATCGTTTCGGTAGACTTGGTAGGCGAAGTAGTTGTTGGTGGCTTGGCTGTTCATATTGGTGTTCGTCCATCTAAGGTCGAGACGGCTTGGGAGAATACCTAGGCCCGGGTCGCTTGGAGTGAGGGTGAGCGAGTAAGTGGCTGAGGCGTCATTGGAGAGTTGTGCGTCATATTCGTTCACAATAAGAGCATCCCCACCAAAGATTTGGTCGGTCTTGGAATCGTTAAGCTCTTCGTTAATCTGAGCGACAAGCTCGGCAATATTGGTTGGTTCTCTATCCATAGACTCCTCCTCTAGCGCTTACGGTGACCTCAGCGGCGGAATAGATGTGGAACTTAACGGTAAAGGTCTCCGATGGTATCTCTTCCCCGCCGATAGAAGAATGGTATATCGAGACTTGGTAACCATTCGTGGTGTCGCTATCTGTCTCTACGATAGTGATATGGCATGTGTAGGCATCGGCGCTCTTGTTGTCTATGAGGGTGCCGTTTATACGAACCTCTGGAACACAATAAGTGATAAGTACATTTCCCCTCTCGATAGTTGGAGCGGAGACCGTACATGAGGCGAAAGCCTCGGCAATGTAGCCAGTAGACTCTGATGTGACGCTGATTTGGTTCGAGACGTACTCTTTGACGATAATCTGAGAGTTGCCCACGAACTGGGCGCTCTTGGACTCTTTAAGCTCCAAAAGAATGTCTCGGAGCTGTTTAGCGACTGTCTCTGATTTTCTTAGGCTCATAGTACCGAGCTTTCTACTCGGACGGTGTGAGCGCCACTGTCCGTAGCTCTTAGGGTGATAGTGAATGGTATCCAAAAATATGAGTTGGCCCAGGTATAGACCACTGTCTGCCAACCATAGGTGCCATCAGTGGTGCCACGACGATGGTAGAAACTCCAGACGTCCATGTAGCCACAATAGTTGTCACTTGCGTCATAGATGGTGATGTTCATATAGTCTCGCTCGTAATCGTGGATAATGTCGAACCGATAGCCACTCGGGAGAAACTCGATGTGTGGCATGGTGAGAGCCGGGCGCCCATGCTCAGGGGTGTAATAGTTCGTGATAAGGTGGACTTCCCCTGCATAGGTGGTGCTCTGAACAAAGTCGATGTTGCCACTTACGCTCGCTATCTGTTTGAACTTCATACCAGAGTTTTGGCTCGTGAACTGGCGAGTCTTGCGTTCATCTAGGGCGCGGATAATGGCAGCAATTTGCTCATCTAAGCTCTCGTCTGCCATCCGTCTCATGACTCTTCCTCTGGCTCTTGTTGGGCGATAATCTCGTCAATGTCTAGGTTGTCGAAGGTAAGTTGTACGGTCTCAGAGTCGTTATCATCGACAGCACACTCGATTTGCTCGATACGGTAGTTCCCCTCGATATGGTCTAGAACTGCCGAGCCACTAATGTCTAGGCTGACGGTGTCGCCAACATCTACAACAGAAAGGTCGAGGGTTTCTGGTCTTAGGGTGACCGATGGTAGCTCGATAATATCCTTAGTGTAGTGGAGGACTGCGTCGGTGTGCTCATCTAGAGTGTCCTGGCGAGTGACGGAGTTCCAAGTGGCAATCTTTTCTCGGCGATAGAGATAGTCCTCGCTAGCGGTGTCCTCAGCGGTGCTCTGAACGGCATCAGAGCCGTTGCCAGAGCCGAGACCATAGACAAAGTTAGAGACTTTTTCGATGGAGCGAGAGACCGAGAATGTCTGGATATTGCCAGGGTAAGTTAGGCGAACACTTGGGCGATATGTGCCCTTTGTGTCGTAAGTGTTGAACTTTTTGTCTGGGGAGAAGTCGAAGTCGCAACCATTGATAACCTCAGACATCTGTTGGATGAGCGATGCGACCTCTTTGCGAGAATAGTGTCTATCTCTCTTTACGACCCCTCCACCGATGCTGACACCTCTGGTGACACCATAGTCGCCACCTCTTTTGGCGTTACATTTGATGATGACGTCATTCAAGATGTCCTCTTGGTACCACTGATTGTAGTCTGCGGTTACATACTGAGTCTTATAGAAGTTGAGATAGCCGACACAGTTGACAGTAAAGGTGATGGTTGGGTCTGAGGTTGAGTAGTCGAAAGAATAGACATTGCACCCAATAATATATTGGCCATTCCTTTTAATACGGATGTCGTTACGACCTACCTCAAAGAAAGAGAATGGATCGTTTTCAAGCCCGAGATTCTTTAGGAGCTTCTCGAAGCGGAGCAAGTCAATCTGAAAGCTGACCTGCTCGGAGCCGTTGAGAACTTTTGACCACCTAAGATTCGAGCAGTATTGGCGGATGTCCGCTGTTGGCTCTCCATCCTTGTTCCAGATTTCAATAGTATACTTTGCCATTAGATACTTAGATACCCTTGTTTATATTTGACTTCTGCGTAGCCATCATCTGATGCTTGTGTAGATGTGAGCAGCATAATGTTATCCCCAGGAGCTATCTCGATAAACTCTGAGCCTTCGGCCATAAGGTTATAGATGTCTAGACCATCCAAGGTGACAGTTCTTTGCTGGGAGTCGATAACCACAACATTATCTGGGGTTAAGTCAACGATAAGTTGGAACTGTTGGTTGGTGGTGCGGTCAATGATTGTTGGGGAGTGGAGATTGCCATAGAGAGTGATGACCGGGTAAACAGTCTCGGTGCCAACATTCTGCACGACTGTGCCATCCGCGCCACCACCAATAGCGAGTGGGAAGGTAAACGGAATAGCAAAGCCACCGAGAGCCCTTTGGACGTTTAGGATGGCTTCTACGCCACCACCTTCGGTTGAGCCATAGATGAGTGGATCGTCAGCCCTAAATTGAATGAGAAAGTCTTGTTTGCTGAGGACTCTGTCTAGGCTTGCAGAGACGCTCGTAACCCTCACACTGACTGTATAGGCATTGCCAGCCTCGGTCGTGAGGCTTAATGTTAGTTCCTCATTCCTGCCTTGGGCTAGGAGAGTGTTTAAGAGTCTGCGCTTAGATTCTACGACGGCAATATCTTCGTTGGCGATAACTAATCTCATGGAGATAAGACGGGCATCGAAAAGTTGAGCTGAAGTCCAGCCACCATCGGCGCCAGCGTTGACGCCACTAGAGGTGCGAATCTCTGGGAGAGTCGTGAAACCCTCTAGCTCTGGAACAAGATAGATACTCTCTTCTGGGGAGTTAAGGTTCATTTCGATAGTTGAACTCTTGAGTGTTACTTGTATGTGGTTGTTCATTTATCCTCCTAAATTGCCGTCTCCACCGCGAAACCGAGGCTACGAGAGATTTCCTTTACATCCATCTCACTAGAGATTTGGTTGAACGTATTGTATTGGTTGATGTTCCGAGCGATGCTGTTCCCTCTGCCCCCAACATTAGCTGTGAGCGGGGTGGTGAACTGAGAGCCTAAGAGTGATGTTTCGTTTAGAACATCGTCGGCCATCTTCTCCATGGCGTTCGTGGCATAGTCTGCGTTGGCGGTGATACCGTTGCCGAGACCCATGGCAATATACTTACCCTGCTCCGCCATGACCTTGGATGGAGACTGAATGCCGAAGAACTTTTTAACTGCGTTAAGAGCATCGCTACAGACACTCTGAATCTTGCTGACGAGCCAGTTTTTAGCGTCCTTAATGCCGTTCCAAAGACCTTGTATCCAGTTTTTGCCAGCTTCCCAAAGCTTGCCTGGCATCTCTCCGAACTTAGAGAGGAGCTTGCCCATGATATGCCCAGCGCCGACCAGGAGTGTCCCAACAGCCCCTAAAAGACCCTTGGTGACTCCAATCAGGAGCTTCGGGCCTACAGCTAGTAGCTTGGTCATTGTCTCGACATTGGTGAAGGCATCTACGAGAGCGTCAATGATATATGGGATAGCATCTACGAGAGCCACGATGATGTCTGGGAGCGCATCTACGAGAGCAAAGACAATATCTATGGCGGCATTGATGAGTTTAGTGAGAGTGTCGGCTGAGAATAATTCCTTTACGAGAGTATCGATGATGCTAGGCAGTGATGTCACGAGCGAAGAAATAATCTTTGGGAGAGCCACCACTAAAGCCTTGGCGATAGAGATAGCCGACTTGATAATAGCGTTTAAGATTCGTGGGGCTTCTTTAGAGAGAAAGTCGGTCAATACCGGAACAAGTTTCTCGATAATCTCCACGACCCTTGGGGTAATGGTTTCAATGGCTTTCACAATTCCATCTACGCCCTGGGCAACCTTATCTGCATCGCCTTTAAGCAAGCCCTCAGCGAGAGAGCCGATAGCAGTAAATGCCTCACCAATGTCGTTAGTGCCACCCTGAAGGGTGTCTATCATGCTAGCGACGCCACGAGTAACAGCGGTCTGCATACGAGTCATAGAGACGGAAAGACCGCCAACAGCGTTCTTAGCTTGGTCGGCTAGGTTGGTAAAGCCATTGTCTGGGTCAGAGGCTTCTAGATTCATTTCGTTAAATGTCTTCATGAAGTCTTCCATGGAGACGTTGCTTCTTCGTAGGTCTTCGCCTAATTTCTGAGCCCCATTAGCACCATAGCCCATTCTCTCAGCCACTTGATTGAGCTGGCCTGGCATGGTCTCCATCCAGATGCGCCACTCCTTCATATCTGGCTTGCCACGAGCAAAAGCTTCGCCCATCTGTAGGATAGCCTCAGACTGACGTTCGGCTGGGGCGGCACCTGCTATGACTGCGTTGTTGAACGCTAAGAAGTAGTCTGATGCTTTGTCTACATCGCCAGTAACGGAGGCAAGCTTCTTAATTGACCTTGCGGCATCATCGGTTGTGGTCGGCAAGCCAATAAGAGCGTCTGAGACGCGGTCGATTGCTCCTTTAGCTGACTCTCCGTCAATGCCAACGTTTTTCATAGCATTGGCGAAGCGGTAGCTCAACTCATCGGAGCGGTTGATTGCGGAGCTTAGTGAGTTCGAGATAGCGTTGCCAACGGCCGAGAAAGCCTTAGTCGCCATGTTGCCGAGGAATGTCCCTACGGCTACAGCTTTTGAACTAAAACCTTTATTAAAAGAATCGCCACCCGCTGCGCCCGCTTTGTTGAGCTCTGAGGTGACACTTTTTTGTATCCCCTGCAAAGATGGGGCTATACGGATGTACGCTGTACCTAGATTGTATGCCATTTGCGGTTAATCTCCATTTCCCCAGATTGACCGCTCTGTTGCGTACTATTTAACTTAATCATATCACACACCTATCTGACCTTTCCTGCGCTCAGAGACTTCCTGAGTGCTTCGTTTACGGCGTTTGCGCGCCATTCTGGAGCATTGGTTCTAACAGCTACCCAGGCGCGTGGGGTACCTCCACCATTAGGGGACTTGCCTACGATGACCTGGGTCGGCATGAAGGCATTGGTCGAATGCCCAGTAATCTTTCCATAGATTCCATTGGCGCGGTCAGTAATAGCCTTGGCGGACTGAGCCACCATATCTTGTGCCATGTCCTGTAGAACGCCGGCACCTCCTCCAATTTCTAGCCAGAATGTATTTTTGTTGCGTGCCATTAACTTATCTATGCCCTAAACTCTCGGTTTTGTCAGAATAGATTTAATATCGTCTAGATCGTGCGCCTCGTACTCTCTCGACTCTTTAGCGTTAAGCTTTAAGAAGTCTGGAACGTATGGCATCGGCTTGTATCTTGGGTGCTTCTTAGTAGCGTCCTCAGTCTTAGACCATACAAGTAGCTCTAGGTCGTACCACATCTTATTGAGGAGAGTCTCTTGCCACCCCCAGTTGAGTTCTGGGCGCATGGTACGGAACACCCTACTCTCACTTGGGAGTTGGGCTAGAAGCCTAGCGGCACGAGCTCTTGGGACTTCTGCGATGTCGAGATTATAGAACTGTTGGAAGTCCGCCTCTAGTTGGTCGGGGTAGTCCCTACTCACTTGGAGTAGGGCTAGTCTTTTGGGTCGACAGCCTTGATGATGGCATCAAAGATGGCCTGAGCGTCAGTGACTTTAAAACGGCCATTCTTCTCTTTGTAATGGTCGGAGGCCTCTTTGTACTTCTCCTCTCCGATAAGCTTACGCAGAAGTGCTGGATAAACGACGATACCACCTTCGCTCTGTACCTTGTCTGAGAGTTCGAGAAACTCCATATCATCGACGTAATCTTCGTTGAAAATGTACTCAATACCATCAACGACAATCTTCTTATCTTGTGTTTTTTCTGCCATATAAATCTCCATTTTTATATGCTCTCTATCTATCATGGGGAGGCTCAGATGTCAGAAAAAGCCACCCCGGAGGGTGGCTCTAAATGGAGATTGGTGTTTGTTTTATTAGGCGCTTAGTGTAGCGATGTACTCGATGTGGTAGTTGCCATTCGTGTCTGGGCTTGCGCTGAAGACTGCTGGGTAAGCGATGGCATCCGTATCGGAGTAGGTAATATCACCAGAGCGGTCTGCGATCTTGGCATGTGGGATAACGATGCGTTTGATGCGACCACCAGTTAATACCATCTCGATGACTACGACACACTCTGGGAGTGGTGTGCTCTTAGCGTTGACAGTGATAAGACCGTTAGATTCGGTGACGTTAGCATCGCCGAAGTAAGCCTTAAGAGTATTGACGTTGGTCTCGATGAAGTTGACCGTATGAGTCTCAGAGTAGCTAGACTGAGCCGTTAATACGACATCGCCACCCCAAGCCTGAACTTCCTCAGTATCGGTTGAGACGGACTGGACATAGCCATCTTCTGAGATGTAGCCCATATTCTTATAGGCAGACGCTAGAGCAGTCGTGCCGTCGGTTGGTAAAGTTGTGCCTTTTGGTGCGATATATACGCCACCAATGGCTTTTGGTTTGCCGAATGAAACATTCGATGCATCCATGTGATAAGTCTCCTGTTTGGAGTAGTAGCCCAACAAGGTTCCCCAAGCTCGGTTATGGCTTGAATATATACGAGTTATTCCATGCTGTCAGAATGGCTTTGTGGGGCTCTGATAACGCTTGTACGGCGTTTTTATTCAAAAGATGAGTATATTCCTATGCGTCTCCAACAAAAAGCCCCCTTTCGGGGGTCTTCGTTTAGTTGTTGCTTGCCCAGACTTTGAGGACTGCGCCTGCGCCAAACGTTGCGCTTGTCCAGATACGAACTTGGTTCGGTTCAGTGGAACTATTAAAACGCCCGTTGTATTGCCTCATAACGAACGCTGACCCTATGCGCGTTTGATAGCCCTGGTATTTTCGCCATTGGCTCGTCGAAGTCTTGAACGACGTCATTTCCATGTTGATGGTGTCGTATTGGTTGCAAGTTGTCATTGAGAATTGGTTATCGTCCGCAGCTCTAGTTCCAGCGACAATGTTGCTGCCATTTATATCTAGCACGCCCCATGCGCTAGGAATTGCCGCCTCACTTCTGAGAAGTTGTAATTGGCAAGTCGCATTAGAGCCAGTCGCCATTTCTCCTGCTGCGATGATTTTGTAGTTATTATATTGCGCTGGCAGGTTGAAAGTAAGAGACGCTGCCGCCGATGTCAACTTCACTTGGCCAAGGTATTTCCAGCCTGTTTCAGAGCCGTCTAGCGTGCTCCAGTTGATTTTCTGTGCGGAGATAGCACCATCAGAGATGTCCGCATCGCTAATCTCATTGGCGATATTCCTCATATCGGTGAATATAGCATTATTTAGACTCGTAGCATTAGCTGGGACTCTGATGTTACAGAGCACCATATAAGGGTTACCCGCACCAATGGCTGTTTGAATTGCACCTGCGCTTGGCGCGACAGGGCTTGCAGCTGGACTACCTGCTACGGAAGCGAACTTAAGGATGCCATTGGTGTTGTTGAGCACGGTCTGCACCGGGGTGATTGCGTTGTCGATATAGGCGACAATGGAGTCAATACGGGGGTTGGCAGTGGATGCCGCTGAGATAGCTACAGTGTTTACGGCATCAGTAGCAATACGACGAGCGAACCCTGTGCCAGTAGAGATAAGACCATCGCCAGTGGCGATTGAGGCGTTCATGCCTGTGCCGGCAGTTACCTTAAAACTGTCGGAGTTTGCGACCGAAGAGCCATACATGGCGTCCTCTAGGCCACCAAGAGCAGCGCTAGAATGGAGACCACCATCCATGTTGTATACTTTATTCGCCATATATATCCTTTCTTGTGTTAGGTGTTATAGAACCAACCTTCTGATTCCCCATGATGCCGAGAGCCTTAAGTTCGGCTTTCTTAAACCATAAGTCACCAGATGGGTTAGTAAACTTGAAGTTCTCCGAGTATGGGCCAGCTGACTGAGAATAGTTATCCACGGGTGGAACATCTATTGGTGTGAGCATAGCACGCTTAACAGCCTCCATGACGGTGAGCTTAACCTGAGCGGCATAGTCCTCATCCTCCTCTACCATAGAGTCTAGGTCGATGTCGGCTTTGGCGGCTTCCATACGGAGTCTTGAACTGGCGTATGCTAGGAGGCTATTAGCCCTATCTTCTTCGGTGCTCAATAGTGGTCTCCAGAAAGCAGCTAGATCGTCAGTGGTTGCGTATACTGTACCGGCCATTATTTCTTTCCTTTCTTTATGTTCTTTTTCTCGACAGAGATAAACCACTTCTTGTAGTCCTCTTTTTTGTCTGTGATGAACTCATCGCCACCAGCCTTGTGGTAACGTTCGTAGGCATTGAGAATGTTCTGGTAATTGGTCGGCAGATGCCCCTCCTGGACGGCCTGATGGTCTTCGAGAATCATTTGGAGAATATCCGATTTTGCGGCGTTCCTGGTTGCATAACGGTACTGAATCGCGGTGGTGATAGCGGTCGTAATGGTTGGGATAAATGCCGAGATGATAGCGATAATCACACCCTCGCTCATTGCTCTGCCTCCATAAAGTTAGTCGGTCGAGCATTGCGTCTAGTGTTAGAGAGAGCCTCAGCTTCTTGTACTCCCATACCGAGCATGCGGTAGAGAGTGGTCGTGCCAGCAAGCTCTGGCATGGCTTGGATGAGCTTGTAGACAGCATCGCCTGCTGAACCAAAATCGACCTGGAAGAGCGGTTTCCACTCTGGCTTGATTTGGCGTAAGGTGGACGGAATATTGTCGTTCTTGTCTAGAGCTAGGCGCATTGAGATAGCGATTTCCTTGAACTCACGACCAAGCTCGGCTTGGGCTTCTTGAGCCTCTAGGAGTAGGTCATCAGACATGGCGGAGAGACTCTCAGCACTGGTTGGGTTCGATGTCTCGTAGCCGAGGTTACGAAGAGTGAGTGCAGTCTCGGCACAGAAGTCTCGTGCCAAGTCCTTCTTTTGGTCAGAGAACTGGTTGATAGACATTTGGGCGAGCTGACCAATCTCTGGTTTCTCACCATCTTCGTCCTTAGTGATTCCCCATACCTTACCGAGAGCGGACTCTAGGTCTGCATTGCCCATAGCACCTTCGGCTATGCCGTTGATGTAGCGCTGTGGGGCTGAGTAGAACTCGGCGGCAATCTCGTAACGAATCTTAAGGCGTCCAACCTCATCTACGATACGGCGAACGGTGTTCGTGATACGGCTCTTGCCGAACGGACGGTCTGCGCTTTGCCTATGGGTCAAGACATGGAGCAGAGGTCTCTTGGTTGGGTTAGGGATAATCTCGGCGAGTGTCTGGTTAACAAAACGAGCGGTAAAGTCTTTGGTGAATACAAAGTAATTCTTTGGGATAAGACCGACCTTGTTCCAGTTTGTCCACCCTGTGTAGCTATTGGAGTATTGGTACCACTCGGTTACAGCGAGACCAGTCTCGAGGAGACCTGTGCGCTCGTCAATGGTGCCCGTCGCCTCGGTAGCGGTAAATGGCACCAACCTTATAGTGTCATCCGTTGGGATGGTGGCAATAAAAGAACATCCGGCAATAAGAGCATCGGTCTTAGCCTTGCCCAGCACTGCGAGAGAGCCAGTATTGGCAAGTAGATCGTTAATGCCGAATGTATCGTTAGAAAAGCCGTCAAAATTGAGACGGTCGCTGATAGTGTTGACTGCTCGACTAGCCCATCCCACACCAGGGCGCATATTGCGGAAGTTCTTAGGTGTAGAGATACCGAGGTCTTTAACGGTATTTTCGGCGTTGTAATAGATGTATTTGTTCCCCGCCGAGAAAGCCAGTGTCGAGAGTTGATTCAATAGAGTTCCTGCAAGATTCTCTATATAAGTTGTAATTTCGTCTGGCATTTGTTTGTTCCTTATTAACCAGACTTACCGCGCTGTAGCGTACTATCTTTAATTTTGATTATAACACTTCGATTAGAGAGATATTTTGAGCCTTCTCGACAGCTTGAATCTCTTTAAGACGCTTATCGGTGACTTCCCATCGGTCTCCGGCATTGCGATGTCTGCCAAGCTCTTTGTCGAAGAACATGGTCTTGCTCTTAACGCTGATTAAACCGCTCTTCTGAGGCTCTGATTTCGCTTCTACGGGCTTTTTATCTTCGACCTTGGTTTCTACTACTTTGTTAGCTTTTTTGGCCATTTTTTATCCTTTCTTTTAACTTACCGTTTTCCAACCTCTCCCACTGAGAGTGCCATTCCGAGAGCGATAGCCACTTACTCGGATAACACCGCCACAGCGGTCGTGGCGTCTAAATACTTCTGAATCGGGTTCTACGAAGGTGCCGACATGGAGTCTGCACCAAGGGCAACAGTCGCTCGGCTCGGTGCGGGTAGCAACAGGGTGTTTGCCACTCTCGAAGGCTGTCCAGAAAGCGTCATATTCCCCTTTTAAGATTTGGCTCTCGAGCCATTCATCTAGCCAGGCGATAGCATTGCTACGACCACCAACCGAGACACTATCTGAGAGCTTCTTGGCTAGTTCGTAATAGAAGTTGGTCATACCGGCCCCAGTCGTATATTCGATTTCCATGTCGTAAGCCGCCATAGCATAGATGGTGTCGTAGACACTCGTGCCGACCTCTCTTAAGAGAATCTCTAGGTTGAGCTGACGAATCTCTGGATCAACTTCTGGGTTCAAGATATTTGCTACTGCCTCTTGGAGGTCTTTGCGGATGGTGGTGCCGAGTCTACTGTAGTCCATCGTAGCTCCAATCATTTACGGTGTTTTTAATCTTGTCTAAGAGTTCTATGGTCTTTTTGGCTCGTTTGTCTGAGTAGGTGCGAGAACGGGTTGGGGGTTGTTTTTCGAGTAGAGCCTCAATCATGCGAGAAGCTTGCTCATCGGTGGTAGCGTCTAAAATAGCGTCAATGCTCTCAGCCTTAGCGACAGTCTCGGCATCTTCGGAGACGATGCCTTTGGCATATATCATTTCCTTAAACTCTTTGAACTCCTTTAAACGGAGTACAGCTAGGTCTTTGATGTAACTTCTCTGATTAGGGCTTGCCATATATTTTCTACATACTATATGGGCCAAAAAATGTCAGAAAACAAAAAGACCCCCGGAGGGGTCTTTTGAGAACGCAACGGTTCGGACTAAGCCGAAGCTTTTTCAATGACGCTGAACGCAGCACCATCCATGATTGCGAAGCCAATGTAAGCTTCTGCGCGGATAGCAACTTCGTTCGTGCGCTGCAAGTCACCAGCACCATCTGGATCGCCGTATTGGATGAGATGGAGAGGAACTTCCTCAGCAATAGCCCACTTGAACGCATTGAAGTCGCCCATGATAGCATTTGCGACCTTGCCAGTGTAGGAGGCAGCTAATTCGTTCTTGCCGCTAACAGTGTCGCTAGAAGCAGCACGTAGACCCTGGAAGCTTTCGATGTTGAAGCCAAGGCCAAGTTCTGGGTAGAGCGGACGGTTGTTGGTGGAACCTTCAGTTTCGTTCGCAAGAGCGTTTACGAAAGCTGGGTCGACAGCCAAGCCAGTGGCGTTGTAGCCAGCACCAGCGAGAGCACCAGCAGCACCCTTGATAAGGGTCGTTGGAGTGGAGCCAGTACCTGGAACCTGATGATCTACGCCGTTGTTAGCCTTCATGAAGTAGTTGGCGACGTTTGCAGATACAGTGCCAGCAGCTGGGTTGATGCCGTAGATAGCGATGGAATCGAGTGCGCGGCTGATGCCAGTACCGATACGACCGCGGAGAGCTTCAATCAAGCGAATCTGATGTTCGCGGTCAGCGATTAAGATTTCATCAGATACACGATAGGTGAGCTGTACTTTGTAGGTCTTGCTCGTGACCTTGGTTGGGGTGCCATCAGCACTTGCCTTGTTTGCGCCTTCGCCTACGAGCTCAGCTTTTGGAGTCGTGGTGAAAGTGAAGAAGTCGGTAGAGCCGACGCGAATCTCTGGGTCTTGACCAGCTAGGCGAGCCAAAGCACCAGATTTGATAGCTTTCTGCCATACACCATCAGCGGTAAAGTTCGCAAGGTTAAGAGCAGAAGTTAGTAATGGGTTTGCCATTGTAAATTATCCTCTTAGATTGTTAGGGTTGATACGACCCAATTATTCTTTCGGCCCGAATAGGCTTTCAGCCACAGTAGCGTCGGCTGTCTGCTTTGGTTCAGGTTTTTGTACTTTGACGACATCCACTGTATTGTCTTTTGCATTGTGGGCCAGCTTTTCGGCTCGCTCACGCATTTCTTCTACAGTGTTGCCAGTTACGAACTCGGCTAAATCTTTGTTGAGTTTGAACTCACTTACGATGCGTACTTTGTCGACTTCTAGCTTGGAAGCCTTTAGCTCGTCCTCGAGATTAGCTTTATCTGAGAGTAAGCCGTTGATACGCTCTTCGTCCTCTGCCTGTTTCGCTGAGAAAGTCTCAATCTGTTTCTTGAGGTTGTCGTAGTCTGCGTACTTACGGTTGACACGATCCACGCGTTCTTTTACCGCTTGGTTGATGTCTTCCTGGGATAAGTCCGCTTCTACGAACTCGCCGTTTTCGTTTTTCTTATAATATTGGGTCATTCCGCTATTTCTCCAGTTGCGTTAATTCTGTTGCCTAAGAGATAACACACAAAAAAAGGCTTGTCAGAAAGCCCTTTTTTGTACTGATACTACTACTATCTACGATGGAATATATCACAATATACCTGATAACGGTGATATTGCTTCGTGGTGTCATCCAGAGAGAGGATAGAGTTTATCTCGGCTCTCGTGATGTCTTCATAGTTTTCCACAAGTTGTCTAATGTGGTCGCCAATGTAGTTGGCTATCTCGGAGCAGTCGGCGCGAGAGTCTTTGTCGTAGACCTCAATGAGAATCTCGGCAGCATCTCCTACGAGCTGTTCTCTACCACCGCCAGTGCGTTCTACGAGAATGAATCTCTTTGGGAGATTCTTAGGGGTGTCTGAGCTAGCCGGGTAGCCTTCTACTAGATCGTTAAGCCAACTGATAACAATAGCTTCGATGTTTTCTTGCTTACTCATAGATTGCCTCCGCTCTAAAGTAACGATTCCACCTTGTTGGGCAGTTTTCGTTCATAAATACCACTGAGTCAGTGTCGAGATGGAATGTTTTGCCGCCCCACTCCACATCTGAGTCTGAGACATCAGCATCGGAGGCCTTTGGCAAGTGGATACGAACTTGTATCCTTCCTTGGCTCATAGCCTGTTCCTCTCTGGCGCTGGTCGGCTCAGTTATTGGGGCTATCAAACAATCGTCAATCGTAATGGACTCGGTAGTTGGGATAGGGTTCCCAAAGGCATCTTTGGTCTCACTATCCACTTTTTTAGTAAAGACTAATGTTGTACCTGTCATAAGGTCTAAGTACCATTATTTTTTTGGCGTGTCAGATTTAGAACTCCACCTCTCTCTCGATTGGGCACCAAGATACTCGTCGATTATCTGTTTGGCTTGGTCGAAACCGACGGCGAAGGTAGCCATATACCCCCTGCTCTCGAGTTCTTCTAAGAGTTCGTGCTGCTCTCTGATGTGGTTGTCTGATACGAGTTCTCCGTTTCTTTTGAGAATCTTCACTCCGTCTCTCTTAAGCTCTAAGAATAGCCCAGCGTAGAAGTATTTATCGCCCATGCGAGAAACCGTACGAGGTTCGGCGATAAACATATCTGGCCAAGCCCTACGACCACCATTTTGGCGATATTGGACTCTAGCTTGCCCTGGGGTGAGCTTAATGCCGCTCCCATAATCTGAGTGAAAGATAACATTGGGATATTGGAGTCTTAGATAGTCCGCTACATGGCATTGGAGTGTAGATTCCTTCATGCCGCTCTCCTGGAGAGACATTCCTTGCGGTAGACATGGAACTTGCCAATGTTGCACGAATGGCATAGCACCTGCAGATTTTTGGGGTCATTGTCACTTGGGTCATTGTTGATATGGTCAATATCTAGATATACCCCTGGGCCTGCCGTAGCCCCACAAACGGCGCAGTATGGGTGCGACTCTAGTATCTCGAAGCGTAGTGATGGTGGGATGGACTTGCGTTTCGGTATGTGGAGCTTCTGTTTCTCGGAGACCCCTCTGTAGTCGCGGTATTTGGCGGACATTCCTTGGGCTGTGCGTAGGTCGCGCACAATACCGGCTTTTGTCGCCCATCTTTGAACAGTCCTCACACTTACTCCAGCCATAGATGCAATATCCTTTACTGACATGTCATAGGCCTTGTAGTGGTTAAGGGCTTTCTCAATAGTCCTTCTCTGCGTCACTTTCATAGACCCCCCCTAGCTCGCCAAGTAGATCATGTAGACAAAGATGTAGATTGCCCCAATGATGATTTCGATAATACCGAGCACCTTTGCCCATGGGTTGCCTTTGAGAGCTAGGATGCCTAGTGCGATGGTTGCGATGCCCATAGGGACCGCTAGAACAAAGATTCCTAGTACCGCAGTGGCTAGACCACCTATTGCACAGCCATCACCTGCGGATGCGTTATTCTTGTCCATTCTCTTCCTCCTTTAGATTTAAGTTTTTTACTAGAAAGTCACAGATGTCGGTAGCCACGACCAAACTCCTGCTACACTCCCATGTTCTGAGCATGGTCTTTAATTCTTCTAACTTCATTTCCTCTCCTTGTTATAAATGTCGTCATTTGCTTTCCAGGCGTTGAACCCTGTTTTGTCTGTTGGAATGTGTCTTATCCTCTTTAAAAAGAGGTCAATCTGGCGCCTAGCCTCAGACTTGGGCTTTTCGTGAATCTTGACCTCGTCATTCATCCAAGTGGAGACGTCTTCCCATTCTTTCACGAACTCCTCGATGCTGTTGTACTCGTGGTATCTCTCGATGCCTTTGAACCTAACGTGGAACTGAGCTTCGTCTGTCCCGTCTCGCTTGATAATATTTCCTTTCATTCCCACTCTCCTCCTAGAGTATTTCCATTATTGCGAATAGCAGAACGAATCCGGCGATGATGGCGAGGACGAGGATGATGCTGTCGATTGTGCTCTCGTAGCGTTCCTGCTTGCGGATGGCTTTCTTTTCTTCCTCCGTCAGCTTGAATCGGTCGAGCTTCTTCTGTGATTTCATTCTTCCTCCTGCGCGTTTATTGTTGATAAGTTCTTGATGGTGGCCGAGGTAAGGGTGGGCACTACCTCGGCCATGTCTTGACCCTCCGAACGGGTGATTGGCTCGGAGGGGTGTTTGGAGGCCGAAGGCAGGGGTTGCACCTGCATCGTTTCCTCTAAGTGCGGACGCTCTACTATTGAGCTACTTCGGCATGTGTGGTGCATGAACGCTCCGAGAGGACTCTCAACCTTTCCGAGCAGTTCATGCGAGAATAGTCAGAGATTGGCGGCTATAAAAAGATGAGCTTTGATTATTCGCTTTTTCGCCTCTCTCTGTCTGATGCCCGGAGCTATTAAGAACTAACATAGAGGCTTTCCATGAACGTCCTTTGAAGATTTCCTTAATACACGAATCGATAATGGGAGTCATTAACAACTGATGACTCACTCCGGGCGTGTTAATTGTGATGTGCTACCGATGCTCTTTAACGTCTGTCGGTCTAGAAGACATTTCCCCTATTCAAAGATGGTTGGGTCGCCTTGGCTGTCTTCGGCGGCTTTGTTTAGCTCTAGTGCTTCGCCGACCGTGAGGTTGCCCCAGCGTTTCTCGAAATCTGTCATAAGTTCTCCTTGTATGAGCCGAGCATGCATCCAATGGCTTTCGACTCGGCTTTGCCCTTTTCCTCTAGATAAACGAGGTCGTCATACTCCCCATCATGTTCGGCGATCCATTGCCTCTCTGGAGATGTTGGGCTACTGATTGCATGAGCTATGGCGGCGGCATCTAGAGTTTTCATTTAGCCAGCTCCTCTCTTCGAGCCTTAAAACACCCACCGATTCTCTTCCTCAACTCCGCGCTGAGAACATATTTCTCAGCCACCTCCACTGCGTATGAGTCGATACTCTTTGGGTCGTCCAGGGCTGCTAGAGTGTCTACAATCTCATCGAAGATAGCGTCATCCGACTTAGTATTTTTCTTCTCGACAGCCGGGGCTTTGATAAACCTCTTAAAGATGTTCTTGCCCTTGTTCTCTATCTCTAGGTCTGAGATATTCCCATTGGCGTCATATTCAATCTTGGACACCCTTGGCGCAAAGCTCTTGAGAGTGTATTTGCCCTTTGGGGTCTTGCCGATTTCGACTTTGTCAGCCGATACCCAGATGAATGGCGCCGAGTAGAGTTCCCGACCGATTCCCCAGTTAAAGCAAGCGCGCTTGAAGGCATCGGAAGCTTGTCCTTTCTCGGCCTCTGTATACGACTCTGTGCCGACGTTTTCCTTGCCTATCCACTGCTCTTTCTCTGAGTCGTAGATTTCTACTAAGCAATATAGATTCCCCTCTATGCTCCTATACGAGTTGCGCCAGTTGAACGAACCGACACTCTCATCCAAGATTCGCTGGTCTACACGAGCATCCTTGTAGAGTAATAGCGAAGCGCCTTTCTCGGTCACCTGAGCGGCTCTAATCTCAATCTCGTCAGCTCGCAATTTCCTAAACTTCATTTCTTGCCCCTTTTCTGCTTCTTAAGAACCGCCTTGGCCTCCTTGATGAGCTGGGCTGAGTTATTCACGAATATCTCGTACTCGGTCAGCATCTCATTCAAGATGTCCTCTATGGTCGGCTCTTTGTTAGGCATTTCTCATTTCCCTACGATATTTGATTGCTTTACGCTGGTATTTAATGGAGCGGACTAAGTTCTTGAAATCGCTGTTGCTCATATCGCATAGGCGTTCGATGATCCAGCTAATTTCATTAGTGTTCTGTTCCATCATCTCGTCCTCATCCATCTCGATTTGGGCGATTTCTTCCATTAGTCTCTCTTCATCTTTTTTAGATTTCATATGTTTGTTTCCTTCCTTGTTCTTCGAGAATCTCCCAATAGATAGAGCCTCGTTTCATGTGTTTCTTCCCCTTGTCTGAGCGTGTGGCTTTACCCGCCCCACGTTTGCTAATTTGTCCGCCTTTTCTTCCAGCTATCCTCGCTAGCTCTGGGTTGGCCGCAAAGCCTCCAGTGTGTCCGTTGCGACCACCTTTGGCACCGATTTCTCGATAAAAGTCCTTCCCATGCCTAAGAATGTTGGTAGCGGCAGCTTTCTTCCCCCCTTCTACTGTCCCCGGCATAGATACCTCCTTCTATGTCCTTAAAGTTGATATTTAGATAGCTACTTATCCCCGGCCTCGTTAATCGTTGAGCGCCGGCGCGATGTTTTCGCTATGGAGCCTAGAGCCAGTCAGTTCTAAACCCCAATGACGAAAAAATCTCTACCCTCGTTGGAAGGTAGAGATTGTTATTGACATTATTGTGCGACTATTGCTCTATACTTGACACCACAAAGTATACATTGTCCGACATTGGAAATATAGAGAAAAGTTGACTGCCAATACGTCTCGCTACCTCCAGCGATTGTATTGTTCCACCCTTTTAAAGTACGTTTGTTTGATAACTCTATATTAGCAAATAATCGCCCTTTTGTCAATTTGCTTATGCCCCTATAAAGCCAAAAATCTTTCGACTTTTTTGCTTCATTTTGTCCTCAAGCTCGAACTGCCTGCGTAGATCGTTCATGGCCTCTGAGTCTTGGCGAGGGGATAGGGGAGAGCCAAAGAAAACTAGAGAGTGAGTGCGGGGGAGAAGGTAAATCGCTTCTTCCAATTCCCTGCTGATAGCTATTTTCTTTCGGTAGGGCGTGTAAATCGCTCCATCTCGTATCTGACTCCATCTAAGTTGCGCTATTTGGCGCTCACTTAGCCTTGTCTCTTTTTGTAATAGTAGAAAGACTAAGTTTCTGAACACCTCATAATAGGCGCTCCTCATCTAACTCCTTTCTACCTCCGATGTTAATTGTTTGAGTCCAGCACCTTTTCTTGCTCTGGGGTGGCGTGATTAACCATGGGGAGTAGCTCCCATTGTTTTGATTCGCTGTTCCAGTCAAAATATCTTATCATCTTGAAGCCACAAAGTCCATCCCCGAACGGCTTGCAGCCCCTGTCGGCTACCCTATGCTCTTTTACTCCCCAATACCATCTAACAGAGGGGAGAGAGCCGTCTCGGATGATGGTAGCGGGGCAACGAGTCTTCCCTTTTCTAATATCGTCTTCGTCAGGATCATCAGGGATAACATAGAGAACTCGGCCATGGGTATTGACCGGGGAACTGCCCATCAGAGCCTTCTCTATTTCCCTCTTATCTTCATCTGAGACAAGATAGGCTTGTCCTTTGTCCATATAGGTGTATTTCATAAACTCTCCTTCCTAGCGTCCACAATGGTCTCATACGGCTTGATAGACCTTATCTGGCTGATAGCGATTAGCTCGCCATCGTGGAGCTTAGTAAACTTAGCATTGGTTTTGGTTATTCCTTCCGAGATCACAGAATATTCTTTGAATGTCAGCTCTCTAGTTGAGCCGTCTATGAGAGATAGGCGGTACTTCTTGACCCTGTGTAGGGTATCGCTGAGTTTCTCGACATACAGCGAGCCAGATGGTGTTATCTGTACATTGCCGGCCTTTATTAGCCCTAGTTCTTCCATTTAAAAGTCCTCCACAGATATAACTTGTTGATTAACGGCTTGACCCTTAGCCCATAAGAGAAGTTGGTTCAGTTTGGCTTGTAGGTCACAGAAGTCTGCCACCCTTGGGGCATACTTGTCCATCTGAGCTTTCTCGACCACTCTGATGAGCTTTTCCACACCTTCTACCCCATACTTGTTTATGAGGTTGTTGCAGGCATAGCGATTCTTGGTCTTATTGCTCGTAATGGGTAGACCAGTGGTAGATTCCCAAGTCTTGAATAGTTGATTTATCTCGACTTTCCCATAAGACTCTGGCGAGACTTCGCCAATGGATACTTTAGTATCCATTTTATCTATACTTTTATCTTTTCTTTTATCTATGCTTATCATTTTTGATGACCCTGCCTTATCATTTTTGATAAGCCCCCCTCGTCGTTTTTGATAAGCCTTTAAGAGACGAATGTTGCCATTAGTGCCCATGTGTTCAACGAAGCCTAACCGAACTAATTTATTGACCGAGCGACTAGCTGTTACTTCGCTCCGCCCGATTCTCTCGGCCAACCATTTGTTCGATCCATAGCATTTCGTGAAACAAGCTATCTCACCATAGACTATCTTGTCGATAGGGGACAACTCTCGGCACTCCATGACAGATTTGGGTATCCATACCCCTGTGTACTCTTTCTTAGGGTTATCAGGGTCTAGTTGCGTGCTTGACACGTTTTACCTCCAGTTAGTGTTGGCTGGGGTTTAAGAAACGAAAAACCTCACAAAAGTGAGGTTCCGTTGAGCTGACTGGCTCTATTAACTCTAGGGTAGCACAAAAGCCCATTTCTGACAACCTGCCCGCCCTGTGCTAGAACATAGTCAAAGCGGGTTGCGGTCTCTCTTTCAGCCGCCTTACCTCCCCGCTTTCGGAACTTGCAACACCGTTAGTTGATAATGGGTTTTTCATGGTACCCACGTTGCAGCTCCTTTCGACTAAGAAACCACTCGCAGCTCGTCCCGGAGTGGTTTTTTGGTATAATGGAGCCAATGATAGCGAATGAGAGTATGGGAGCCGCTGGTTCTGCGCAGCGTCGAAGAGTTTTCCGAGCATGGTGCAAAGAGAACCATATTTTTGGTGAGCAGGTAATTAAGCAAGCTATCTTCTATAAAGGCAAAGAGCACGAGCGAGCAGTCGTACTTACTGAGGATGAGTCTATCGACCAAGCTTGCCAATATAACATCCAATCGGAGTATGTGGTTTGGAAAGACATTGTCCGAGACGGCAGGATCGTCGGCATGGAAATATGGAATAAGTACGAACATACAAGGGTTCGCTACATCTTACCAGAGTATCGTAATAGGGGTAGGCTTCGAAAAAGGCACTTTAAAGGCTCTGTGGGCAATTTTGTGTCCAAAATGGGTAAATACCTAACTTTGAAATAAAAACGGCTTTGAGAGCGTTATAGGGGGCTAAAATGGCACATTTTGCACTGCCCTCATGCCCATAGACCAAAAATCATGTTTCGATTATCCCCACATTTTGGGGCAGTACACCGCGCTGGCAGGGTTTGG